CACCGTACTCTTGGACGATGGCCATTTGGTAGGTCTTCTGTTTCTTGGCTTCAAGCCAGCCGTCGTTGACGATTGGCGTCCAGCCGTTGACCACTTCGGTATTATCCTCGATAAGCCCTTTGAGCAAGTCGAATGGTGAAACCAGTGGCGGTTGACCGCCGACCATGTTCACGCACCGCCATTGCCGTACACGGCGACTGCGACGAGAGCCTTGGACTTGACACGGTCGAGCATCTCACGATATTCTGATTCAGATGATTGGAGCAGGGTCTTCCACATCTCCTTGATGCGGTCCGTGCAGTTCTCGTCGTTGAGAGCGGCGCGAGCGGCCTGACGGACCACCAGCATGATGGTAGCCATCTTGGCCTCGATAGGGGCCTCAGTGTAGCCTGAGGTGTATGTCACCTTGAACAATTGCTTGAGAGCCAGCCCAGCCGGTGCGTGAAGGCGGATAATCCCTGATTCGGAGTCATCGAGCCACCAGTCGTCAGTACCACGGTTGCGTCCCTCGTTGAGTGCAACAACAGAGCCATCCGATTTAGTCTCAGAGAGCGATGCAACAGTGACCACAGGCCGGTTGCGAAGGACTATGTGGGCCATCCTGACCGTGCTGTCGTGGTATTCGACATGGTCTTCGGTCCCAGCCAATTGAACCCCTGCGTAGGCATCTACAAGCCGAGAAGCGTTGGTTATCATCACCGCTATCTCAGTGTCAGAAGGTCCGATGCCGTCACTGAAGTTCACTCCAGCGTACGCCTCAACCTCTGCAAGGGTCGTGTAGTCAATCGCCGCCATACTTCGCACCTCCGTTGGACCGCCCGACTAAGGGGTGGCCCAACAAAGGCCGAGCATCAGCCGAGCGAGTCAGCCTCAGACAGTGGTGATGTTCGTGAGGAGGCAGATTGCCTCAGGGTAGCGAACACCGAATGCCATGTCTTGCTTAGGGATGAGCACGAATCGGTCACGGGTTGGTTCGTCGTGGAAGCCGATGCTGAACCTTCGCTCGGCGATGGTTGGGTTGCCGATTAGAGGGGAGCGGATGTGGGTGAGCACAGCGACTGCCTTGACACCGTCGTGGGCCGGAGGCACAACACCGTCGGTGGTGTTGGTTGGTAGAGCGCCGGTTCCGAAGACACGGATGCCGTAGATTTTTCCGATTTCACCGGAGAGGATGGTAGCGGCTGGGCCGTACTTGTCCACGGTTTGGAGTTCGGTCAATCCGAGCAATTGAACTTCAAGGTTGCGAGGAACGATGAGAGCAAGGTCGTCACGGTTGTCAGCGTACACACCGAGGTGAGCAATTGCTGTGCGGAGGTGGGACAGAGCGAAGGTTCCAGCGACATCGACTGTGGTTGCTGTTGCGGACTTGCGTAGTCCGTTGAAGAGGAGCAAGTAGTCGTTCACAGTGCCGGAGACACCGCCTGCGTTGGCACCAGCATTGTATGCGCCGTTGATGTTGTCAGCGTATGTGTTGGTGGCGGTTGTGTCGCCGTTCAAGAGCAAGGATTGCTCGTTGTAGGCGAGGCGGGAAGCGATGTCGTCACGGAGGACGGACATCAGACCTTCAACACCGTAGGCAACGAGGTAGTTACCGATTGGGATGTTTGCGATGAGGGTCTTGAGTTCCAAGGTGATTTCTGCGGTTGCGTGTCGGGATTCACCAGCGGCTGTACCTGCTTCGGTTGCGGCAAGCGTTTGTTGGTGGAAGTCGATGCTACCGGACAACTTTGGAATCTTCATCTCTCGGCGAGACATTGGCATTGCAGGGAACAGCGAGCGCATGAAGTTGCGTTCGTAGACGATGCCGATGATTTCCTCGGCTGTCTCTGTTGGTAGCATTGTTGCACCAGTGCCAGCGGCGGCACCAGCGAGGGCATCTTTCACTCGGTTAGTGAGTTCGGTAAAGTCAATTGGTTGGCTCATATTTTCATCTTCCTGTCGTTGCGGGTATTAAGGGTATCGGCATAATTGGCCGTTCACTCCAGTCGTCGTCCTCCGAGGCGACCTTCCAACCATGCGCCGAGGTGCGCCATTCCGTGGCTCACATCAGGTGCAGGGTCATGCTTGGTGGTTCCCGTTTTCACGAGAATGTCGGTGGGCATACTGGGGGAAAGGGACTTTGGCTTGGCTTGTGTTGGGGCCAAACCTGCTTCTGCGACTCGCTCTGCAAGACGCTTGCCGACTTCTGCTTCGACAGCGGCTTCTGCTTCTGCGGCGCTCTTCTCGGCTGTGAGAGCCTCGATGTTAGCCGTGGCGTCTGCGAGAGCGCTCTTGAGGGCCTCTGTCTCGTCGAGACGGGCAAGGAGGGTGGCAAGGGTACCTTCGACTGCGGAGAGTCCCTTAGCGACCTCTGAGAGTACCTCTGAGGTCATATCGACTTCTGCTTCGACAGCGGATTCTTCGACGACTTCTTCAGGGAGTTCTTCCTCGGCGACTTCTTCTTCTTCGACGAGTTCTTCCTCAGCCTCTTCGGCTTCGGTCTCTTCGACGACTTCTTCTTCAAGGAGTTCTTCTTCGGTCTCTTCGACTGCTTCTTCTTCCAAGGATTCTTCCTTGACGATTTCAGGTGCTTCGTTGAGTTCGACTGGTACTTCGACTGTGAATGTTTCTTCGACCTCTTCGGATAGTTCGACGAGTTCGGATTCTTCGGTGCTCATGTCGATTGGGTTGGACACAGGGGTCTTAACGGTATCGGCACCGCTAAGTTCTCGCACTTGGTTCGTAAGTTCTTCGATGGCGCCCATCAAATCCAAGATTAGGTCGGCTTCAAAGTCTCGCTCGGATGGACTCTCGTCCTCAGGCATCTCTGCCTTACCGAACTCGATAATGTAGGAGGCGTCGGTCTCCTCGACATTTTGGATGTGCTTGGCTCCGTCGTAGGAGACCAGTGACTTGCTCACATCGAAGAGAGCGTTTGGGCTGGCTGGAATGTCGACCACGCTGGTCTCAATCCACTCAATGTCGGTGAACTTGATGTAGGCTTCCTTGCCCAAGCCTTCCTTGACAGCGGCCTTGGCGAGGAACCCGATGCTGAACGCTCGGAGCATGCCCTTGTTGATTTTGCGAGTGATGTTCTTCTCGCCACCGTCGATGCGTGCACGACCGAAGACAGCGGCAATCTTGGTACCGTCAGGCTTCTCGTACTCGCCCATCTCGACCTCTTCCATGACGCCGATGACTCCGTAGTCCTTGCGGTGATTGTAGAGGATGACGGGGTTCTGAGAGTAGGACTGCCACGATGCCATGATGGCCTCGGCGTCGACCAGTTCCTTGTGTCGGTCGAGCATCTTATCGTCGCCGACATACACTGGCCCGTAGACGACCACATCGTCGTCTTCCTTGTGGTCAGGGGTGTGCTCCTTCACTTGGAAGGGCATGTGGAATCGGTACTCAAAGACTGCTTCGGCAGACTCGCCGGCGATTGAATCGAATAGTTCAGGGGAGACTACTTGTGCATCCTCAAGGCTGTTCATAACCCAAGTCAGCCAATAGGTGGCTTATATCGTTTATGCGATGCTTGGGGAACCACTTGGCTGGTCTTTTGGTCTTGCGAGTGGGTCCACTGACATTGGTCCATCCCATGCGCTTGAGCAGGGATGCGATGAGATGTGGATTGCCCAGCGAGAAGTGCTTGTGCCTCAACCGTCTATTGAACTCGGGGCTACTTTCGTATTCAAACAGGGCGTTCTGTATCTCCCCGACGGTCTGAGGCTCAGTGACTCGCTCGGCCTCATCGGTGAGCCAGTCTTTGACCCAGTTGGGAGTTCGGGTTAGCAGTGAGGTGTTTCCTGTGCGGGGCATACCCCTACAGTGTCCCCCCACCTACTTAATCAGAGCGTACCGGCGGCGAAGGAAGCGTCCATGGTTCCCAAGAACAGTTCGGACCATGTGAATAATCCAACAGCCACAGCCAAACCCCAGTGGTCGTCGTTGAGTGGGAATAGGTCTGAATGTAGTTCAATCTCTTTTTCTGCGAGTAGTAGTTCCATGTGTTCGTCCATGCTAAGCGTAGCAGGTGCCCCTATATAACAGTGCCGCTCAAAGTTCTTTCTTCTTGCGCTCTTCGTCGATGACCTGTTTCATGTGGCTGATGCCACGAGAGCCAATGACCAGCCACTTGATTTGAGCGACAACGCCAGCCAATCGGAAGTCCTTGAGGTGGCGAGCGGCCCAAGCCTCACGCAGGCGCACAGCCTTCTCGTCAGTGGGCGTCTTGGCCTCACCCATTTGAGAGTGAACCTTACTCAGTCGGTTGAATTGCGTGTTGCCGAGAATGTTGCCACCCTTGCTCCATATATCGGGGTGCTCCTCCCTCAATTTGAGGGCGTAGGCCAACGGGAATGAGTCGTATTTGCTGTTGCGGAGACTCGGTTTGAGGTCGTCGCCTCTCTTAGGAAAATTGGTCTTCGGTGCTTTGGTGTTCTCGCTCATGTTATCACCCTCGGTGTGTTCTCTTTGATGACTTGGGTTAGTCTCGCCGATACGGCTGGGCCACTACGACGCTGGGCATACCTAACTGCTGGTCTGAGATATGGCTTGGGTGGGAATGGTGCGAACGACATACGCCCATACTCGACGACCTGAGCGTAGCGGACGCGACTGGTCCCGAATCGGACTTCAAGGCTCTTCCGGTCCTGAGATTTGACCAGTCTACCCGATGCTCTGAGCGCTCCCGTTCGGACTGGTACCAATTTGAGTGCCCTATCGAGGATAATCCGACCAATTTCCTCCTGAGCGGCCATCGTCAATTTGGGTGCGATGAACGCTCCGAGGTACTCAAACATGGCACCTGTGCGCTTGAAAGCCCCACCCTTGACTCGCACATCCATTAGAACCACATCTTAGAGCCCGTACGGTCCGATTTATCCTCTTGGGCGGTATCACTACCCTCAGGCTCTTCTTCGGCCACAGGGGGCTCCTCTGAGGGCTCAGACGGTGTGTCCGGTTCAGGTTGTCCAGCGCCTCTGTTGATTGCCAACTTCGGGCTGAGGTAGAATGGGTCGGTTGCTTCGTCTTCATCGAGGAGGTCGTAGCCCAGCATCTTCCGTGCTTCGTTGACGCTGATGACTCCCTCTTGGCGTAGAGCGGCGATGGCCGCACCCTGTGAGCGGATGACCTCAGCCATAGCCTGTTCCTTGGATGGTCGTATGGTGTTGAATACGAAAACAAAGTCGCTGACGCCGAGCATTGGCAAAATCCGGTTGTTGACCAGTGACTGGATTCGATGGTGATACGACTCCACCACATCGTACCACGCTTCTAACTGAGATTCAGGGTTGCTCAATTTGCCGGTCTGAACCCAGCCCAATTTCATTGGCGGGATGCCGAACACAGCACAGATTTCCTCTCGGTAGTAGTACAACAGGTCGAGGTGCTGACCGTCCTTAACGGAGTCGATAAGCCGGTGGGTTTGGAATCCACTTCCACCGTTGACAGCGACCAGTCCAAACGGTGATTTGCCACCGCTCAATTGCTGTTCCAGCATGGCGAGCATGGTCTTCATCTCGCTGTTGCTGATGTCGCCGACATTCAGGATGGTCTTGGGTAGGGTTCCTGTGAACATCTCGTTGATGTAGTTCGACAGGTTCAATTGACCAGCAATCGTTTGCATCAGAGGGATGAGTGGGGAGGTGCCGTAGCCACGCCCCTGCTTGTACTTGCTGATGTGCAGAATCTTGTCGCTGGAGAATCGGCGGGTGTCGCCGTTCAATTGCTGGATGTAGGCCATCTCAGGAGGTGGTGGTAGGCGAGCGTGGGGGAGGATTTCGATGGTGTCGGCAGGTACATTCCAAATGGACGATAACTTGCCGCCGAAGGACCAGTCTTGCCCCTCGTTGCTCGACTTGTCAGCACTGCCGTCCAGTTCAAGGTAGGCGTCGCCGAAGAGGCACAGGTCGTAGACGAGGGTCTCCAGCCATTCGTCGCCCATGTCCTCAGGGTTGGGCATCGAGAAGAATAGGTTGAGGCGGTCACGGTCTGCTTGGTTGCCTTTGTCGACGCCGTCAGCGAGGTCAAATCGGTAGCCGTTGCCGAGTACATCGTCCACGGTGCGGCGAAGAATTGCGGCGATGACCTCAGACTTCATGCTGATTTCACGCAATATGGAGTACGACACACGAGTGGGAGCGCCCTGAGATTTGGAGCCGGTGCGACGGTCAACAGTGGTACTGGAGCCTATCGTAGACAGTGAGGCGAGCGCCTTGTAGTCGGTGGCTAAGTCAGGATTCACAGCCTCAATGCTCCCTCTTCCTCGGAAGAAGGGGAACCGCCGTCGTCTGTCCGCCATGATTCAAGCGTGTTGTCACTGGTTCATAACGGTGCTCATTCGGATGGCAATTTGACATCAGCAGGTTTGTCCGTGCTATTCCGTTGCATAACCATCTCGTGCTCGTGCTGAGCAGATGCTCGCTCAAGTTCGTGCTTGGTCCGCATGACGATTAACTGACCCTCGACCTCGTGGTTGGGTGTCATCAATTGAATATCGGTCGTGGTCTCCTGTTTGAACAGGTCGAGCAGGTTGGTGATGATGAGCAGAGCCGGACCACCGACGATACCTATCACGGTCAATTGGTTCTCAGTGATTTCAATTCCATTGACCACTGACTGGTACACTGCGAGGCTGGCGAAGGAGACCCAAGCCAGTACAATCGGTACCGATACAAACCAAAATAATCTCTTTGTTGATGCCATTTTTCTCTTCCTCCTATACCATGTGACTAACGCCGAGCGATGCCGCCAAGATTGCCCCTGTGACGGCGATGAGTCTGTTGATTCCTGCCTTGACCAGTTCGTTGATTCCTGCCTTGAACTCCATGAGGTCGTCGATGTCTGCTCGGGCCTTGGTTTGCTCGACCTTAATTTCCTGAATGTCCTCTGCAATGTGTGCCAAGTGGTTGTCACGAATTGTAACCACATCTTCTCGCAGGCCTTTAACCATCTCAAGAAGGACTGCATCCGCGTTCGCCATGACTTAAACGGTCCCCATAGGTGGTTAATGAGCCTTGAGATTAAGATGCCCCAAATAACGGAAATCAATAGTATAAAAGCATAAAGATTATATACCCCCATGTCATCTCCCTCATGCACCGAAGGTGCGCATCTCCGGCGTATTGTTGTCGCCGCCTATTTCCTGAGCGAGACGAGCGTAGAGCAAGGCGTGGAACGCGTGGTCGTCGCCATCTCTTCCGTACTTGGTCAGGGTCTGACCTCGCACCGGTCGGAAGTTCTTCTCGTCAGTCTCAGCGGAACTCGTCAGGGAGCACCATTCGTGGGCCACCCAAGCCAAGGATTCGTCTGCGTAGGGCAAGGACACCTCTTTGTTCTTGATGGCCTCTACGGTCTGCTCTACATAGGTCGTACGGTCCACGACGCACATGTAGATGAGGTTGCGGTTGTTGTCTCGCTTCTTGTACTCGTAGGGCCTCATCGGCCTCGACGAGTAGTAGCACGAGCGGACACGGTCGCCGAACTCCTGTTGTAGTTCCTTGACCTGCCGAGCACCGTACCCGATGTCAGCCACGACCTGCGTGCAATTGTAGTCGGTTATCATCTGCTTGAGAATCGCGACCTCATCTCCCTCACCGCTGTCGCGGCTGTTCAATTTGACGGCGTTGAGGATGGACCCCTTATCGTCCGTGATAACCACGGTGGTCTCCTTCCCCCAGTCGATACCCATGAATGTCTCGGTCGGAGGCGTGACGCCCCTGACCACATCTCGCTCACGGTCGAAAGTCGGAAGCACCTCGTCGAATGTCAGCGGCTTGGTCGAACCAGCGAAGAACTCGCCGAGCACTTCGTTGGCGAATCGGCGCGGGGTGTAGGTCTCCTTCTTCTGCGCTATATCGCCTTCGCTAATGTCAGGGTGCATGCGTTGGCTGATGTGGTAGCCGATGATACCAGCCTTGGTCCCTCCGTGGCTCCATGTGCCAGTCTCGTCGTCCCATTCACCCTTCGTTGACTTTTCCCACAGTCTCCAGAACTCGGACCCCTGCTCACGAGCAGTACCGGAGATGACGACCCACTTGTAGTCCGACTGAGCGAGCATCTCGATGAGCATCGGGAGCACATCGCCGTCGCTGTCTTGGTATTCGTCGATACAGCACAAATCGGCCTCGATACCCAGCAGGGCGTGAGCGTCACCCCAATTGGAGTAGGCGTACAGGTGGTTGAGCGTCTTGGCCCCCACATCGAATGTTTGGTGGCTGACCGACGACTTGAGCCTCGACTTCATTAGGCACCCGTTGTTGATTGAACCCATCATGGCGCCGTTCAACCGCTCCTCAACGAACCTCGTGACCTGAGGCTGTCGAGGGGCCGTGTAGACGGCGTTGAAGTACGGGATGTTGAGCAGGCCGTAGAGGAGCAGGTTGCATATCGTCTCGGTCTTCTCGACCTTGCGAGAGCACTTGAGCACAATCATCTTGGTGCGGTCATTCTTCTCAGCGGCTCCGAAGTGCCTGTAGATTTCCTCAAGGTATGGGCGAGCGTCCAGCCTGAACGGCTTGCCGTCAATCGTTCGGAAGTAGCACGACCAACGGTCAGGGTACATCGCTATCTCACGCGCTTGCTCAGTCGTCAACCTGCCGGTCTCGCCCTCTGCCATACCCCGTGAGGGGCAGGCGGGGTTTGAAACGGTTCCGCTGTTCACTCAAGGGTTTGAAGGAACCCTTGGACCCACTGTGGGCCAAAGACTTCGGACGCTGGTTGGTCAGCCCATGCAAATCGTGTGACGCCGTCGTTGCCGTGTAGGCCGCCGTGAATGGTGGCGGCTTGGGTCTGCGGGCGTGTGTACTGCTGGACGGTGTGTAGGCCGTTGCTGTCTTTAATCACCATGAAGCCGTTGGTATCGGCAAGGGTCACTACTTGGAACGCATATTTGGTTCCCGCACCATCAATGGTTGCGTAGTAGACTTCGTTCTGTTCAAATCGGGCTGGGGTTGTTTGTGCTTCGGGCATGTTTAATCGTAGGGGGTACCCCTATTAAAGGTTTTCGGATATAGGTACGAGAGTTCTCATGTTGTCAGGCCAGCGAGATGAGAGGAACCAGTAGTTCCCACAGCCACCCTGAGATTGAGGACCACAGATGACGACTGCGTTGGGCCACGCTGAGCCGTCTCCAAGGGTCATACA